CAATATGATTGTATATATTAAAAGTGATAATGAGTTTGAACTCTGGGACTTAATGCGTTTAAACAACGACCACATAGAAACAAATTGGAAAACAATAGAACTACCAAGCGATGAAAAAGGACAAGACAATATTGAAGTTGATACATTGCAAGTAGAAATTAAAAATGAAGAAGAAGATACAAAATGGGATAAAAGGAAAAAGTATGACAAGATATTCGATACTTTAAAATTAGCAATTAAATTAGGAGTAGTAAAATAATGGGCAGATATTATGATGGTGACATAGAAGGTAAATTTTGGTTCGCTGTTCAATCCAGTGATGATGGGGAATTCTTTGGTTCAGAAGAACAAACCAGTAACCAAATAGAATATTATCTAGATAGACAAACTTGGGAAGATGTTGGTGTTAAAGCAATAGCAGAATGTAAAGAAGAACTGAAAATAACACCAAAATTAAATCATTGGGATTTGTGGAATAAATGGAGTACCTTTGTAGATGAATGGCAAAAAGATCCAAAAAATGCAGAAAACCCATGGCAATATATATGCTATGAAGACTGGTTATTAGAACATAAAAAGATAGGCAAAGGAAAACCTAAAAACAGTGAAGCTGGAACAAAATCACATGACGAATATATAAAGCATGAACAAGCTATGCGTCCAGTATGGGAATGGTTAGCAAGACTGCACATGGGTATGAAAATGAAGAAATTCTTCGATGATAACCCAGATACAGACGAACTATACTATAACGCAGAATGTTAAATGCTGTTGTTCTTTCAGTTGTTTATAACAACTATGATAATAATAATTGTATGGCAAATAATAAGGTTTTGACATGAATGAAAGACTATTAGAAATGAGAATAGGTGTGGTCATATGGGACATTATAGAAAATGAAATAGATAAAAGATGTCCAGAAGTATTAGATATGAGTCCACAAGAAAGAGAAAATATATATGGAAGTTGTGTTAGAGGTGTTGCAGAAATGATACTTGAAGACACTGTAGAAAGAACACAAGAAGTTGTTGATGAATTACAAAGAGAATATTCATGGGGTGCATATACACTAGATGAAGATGAGCGTAAATTTTCTTATGAAGAAGCATCAAGGGGGTATTAATGGAAATACTGCAAAGAGAATATATATACCCAACAGGAATGAAGACTCATCCAAATGAAGATGTGTACTATGATTACGCAAGTGGTAAACCGTTTAAAGAATTATATCCAAGTATGTATAAAGAGGGCTGGGGATTCATTGGTATAAGAGTAGTAGATGAAGAAATATACTTTATCAATGATGAAGAAGCAGAAGAATACATTCTTAAAAAATATAGACTAAGAAGTATGCAAAGTAGTTATGACAAAGGTTATCACTATTACTCTGAATGGGAAAGAGAAGCATGGCAATAGATACACAATGTGATGATTGCAAAGAAGAACTTTACTGGGATATAGAAGTTGATTCAGAACATGAAAATTGGTACTGTCCAAAATGTGATAATAATTATTTAGTACCAATAGAAATTAATCGCTTCTTTCAATACAAGGAAAAACAATGAGCTCAGAAGATACTGAATGGGAACTACTGGAAAAAAGAATAAATGACGCAAAAATAGACGCTGTTGCTCCAACATTAAGGCGAGCAACGATCAAAATAGATGATGAACTAAACAATATGATTAAAGAAGTGCTTAATCATCACAGAGAATCATTAGTTATAAATACTAATATCATTGAAGGGTTATTAAAAACAACTGAAAGAATAGAAATAACATTAATAACAACAGATGGTGATGAAGAATGATAATTTATCAGAAAACAAATAACTGGTGTAAAGACAAAGATGTAACAGAAGACGAAAAGTTTTTATATTTTTCGTCTTACTATGCAACAAAAGAAGAGGCTTTGGCTATCCCCACTAAAGGTACGCACATATATAAAATAACAATAGACACTCTTGGCAGAGAAGAGGTTGCGTCTTTATTAAACATGGGGCATGTCAGCTTTGAACATTCTAAACTAGCTGGTGGTTATCATGAAATACATGACATTAGCAAAATATCAAAACACAGGGAGTTAATACAATGAAAAACTGGTCAGAAGATGCAACTAAATTATTTAAAGGAAAAGTAGTAGCCAAAATAGGTTACTTAAACAATATGGAACAAGAAGCTATGGGTTGGGAAGCAACACCATTCATAGAATTTACTGATGGTCATTCAATAGTTGCAAGTAGTGACGATGAAGGAAATAGTGGAGGAGCTTTCTATACATCTATGGAAAATATGATGATAATTCCTCAAGGTGGTCAATAATGTATGACCATATATTGACAAGTGACAACCGTGATAAAGCACTAGAAATGGTAGAAGAAGGTCGAGTAACAGCAGACCATCTTCTGCTATGCTGTCTTAAATATATGTCTAACGATGATGTACATGATATGTTAGATTGTAATGAATTAACTGAGAGGTTCGATAATGATGGCGAAGAAGAATGAATGGAAAGGAATGCTAACAGGTAGAGAAATTAAAAAATATACAGTCTGGGTAGATGGTAAAAAAATGACACCAAAATTAGTAACATATACTGAAGCAAAAGATACACTGGCAAGTTACGAATTAGATGGATATAAAGATGTAGTAATTACAGGAGCAAGATAATGGCAGAAGAAACACCAACATTAAAACACTATCATGTAGAAATAAGCAAAGTATGTCATGTAACATTTGAAGATGTATTTGCATATAGCAAAGAAGGTGCAGAAGAAGCAGCAGAATCAAGCGCATATGGTGGAGCAGGTCAAGACTGTTTTGATGATTATCATTTTGAAATGGAAGCACATATGCAAACAAGCGATCCAAAAGAAGTTAGAAAAGAATGGGAAGGGTTCTTTGGTGATGTAGATTCAGAAGAAATGTTTGAGAGAGGATAATATGACAAAAAAATTATTATTAGATGAATATCAAAGAAAATATTATGATGTAGAAATACAATATCAATGTGTTGTAACAGTAGATAAAAGAATCTATGTAGATGAAATGGCACAATTTGTAGACACATACTATGATTGTGACTACTTAGAAAAAAAAGGAATAATATGTGAAGAAATAGGTGAAGATGATTTCCATAATAATAATCAATTATTTGCAGAAATGGTTGCACCAGATAGAGTAGAAGATGAAGAACTGCATCATGGACTAGAAATAACAGATACATTTGTAGCTGGCTCAACAGAAGGAAGTGAACGTAAAGGTAAAGAAATATGGCAATGTGTAATATGTAAAGAACACTTCACAGGGTTCGGTAATAATCCAGACCCTGTAAAACCAGATGGTGATTGTTGTGATGCATGTAACACTAATCATGTAATACCAGCAAGAATGTCAGAGTTGTTCGTAAATTATTCATAATGCTATTACTAAGCTTTATAGTATTTTGTGCTTGGCTAGTATTATTTAGTTACGAAATGCATAAAGACAAAAAGAATAAAAAAGAATGGAAAGGCAAATAAGAAATAAAACACAAATGGATCGTAAATCATTTGTGTTTTTTGTAAACCATCTTTACTAATAAGGGTATTTACTTTTTTAATAAGGGTATGATGTAGTGGTAAAAATTAACTTTACGGAGGTGTATGGAAACAAATTTAATAAATAATATAGCAGATATATTAGAAAACAGAGTCACCAGTAGAGCAAATAATGCCTCTGGAGCTGCACAAATCTTTAGGGATACACAATGTGTCTACAATGATTATCGTACAGTAAAAATGCTGAACATAATATTCTCATATTTAATACAAAAGTTTAAACAAGAAGAAGGAATTATAAAATTAACAAACACATCTAAACATATTGGTGATATTGTGCTAAATATCTTAGACGCACGAGAATCCAATTCTAGCGACTCTAAGTCAATCATGGTAGGTGACTTCATATTAGAACAATTAATTGAAGGAGGATACCTTATCTTAACCCGTGAGCCATTCTTTAGAGTAGAAGATGTATACTTTCAAAATAAAAAGAAAAAGTTCAATTACAATCCCTATATACTGGAAATGGGCACACAATTTCCAAAAATATCTATAAGTCCTGCTGAAAGAATCGGCATGTCATTACATAAATACACACCATGGCATAAAGATGAACGCATAAACCAAGGTCAAAAAGAAAAACTAATAAAATCTAATATTGAACTAACAAAAGAATGTAACAAAAAACCTTTTATAAAATCAATAAATGCACTTGAAAATGTTAAATGGCAAATAAATCCAGATATAGCTAAGGTTAGCTTAGAACTAAAACCTCAACTAATATCAACTAACATAGAATTAGAAGACATAGACGGCAACTCAATAGATTTTAATGCTGTCGATATTAGAAGACAGGATATTAATAAACATTTAAAAGATATAAAACTATATAGAAATAAAGATATATTTGAGCCTCATTTAGGCAACTCAAGTGCTGTACCTAAACTAGAAAAAGAACTAGAAACATTAAAAAACAGACACCTCAAGCTTAAAAACATACAGAAAAAACAAGAAACACAAGAAAAAATAGAAAAAATAACACAGACTTACAATATTGAGAACAGAAGATGGACAGATAAGCAATATTGTCTAAGAATTCAATCACAATCTGCAAGAAACAAGGCAATAATAGAAACAATTAGTGGAAATGAAACCGAACCGGGCTGGTTAGGATATAAATTTTATCAATCAATGTATTTAGATTACAGAGGTAGAATATATAACCGTGATCCATACTTTAGTTATCAGTCTAATGACTTGGCAAGAGCACATTTCTTATTTGCTGAAGAAAAGCCTGTAACACAAGAGGGAGCAGAGTATACATTTATACATGCAGCAACATCATTTAATCAAACTTATAAAATAAAAGAACTGCCTCTTCAAAAATGGCTTACATTTGACTATACAAAACCATTAGAGGCTGATGGACTAGTAGATATATCTGTAGATAAAATGGGTGTCATGGACAAACATAATTGGACTATAGAACATATTGAACGCATGTTAGATGTTGCAGAAAATCCTATTGGAACTCAAAATTATTGGATGTCTGCAGAAAAACCTTGGGTATTTTTATCTTTATGTTTTGAAATTGGTGGAATTATTGGCAGTGCCCTCAGTGGTGAACCTTATTATTCTTCAATGCCAATCTCAATTGACGGAGTTAACAACGGAACGCAACATTTAGCAGCAATGTCTTTAGATGAAAAAGCTGGTAAGCTTGTGGGTTTAATGCCAATGGATATACCAAAAGATTTTTATCTTGTTATGGGTAAAGAAATATTAGAAATAAATAAACAATCAGAGATTGGAAAGAAGCTAAAAGAAATACCAATGAAACTAATACGCAAAGGCATAAGCAAAAGAGGCTCAATGACAAGAGCTTATGACGCAGGTGCTAGAAAGATTGGTGAAATAATATATCAGGATTCATACGATGCTGGTATTACATCTAAATATAACATCACAAGATCAGACTCTAAAATGCTAGGCAAAGACTTAGTAAAAGCATACGACTCTGTATGTCATGGACCAGTAGAAATCAAAAGATATCTACAAGCATTAGTCAAATATAAAATAGAGTCAATGAACATGAAAGACATATCATGGACTACGCCAAGTGGCTTCCCAGTACTCACTCAGAAATGGGTAGCACGCAAAAAAGTATACCAAGGTTCGCTGCAAGGAAAAAAGATTAGTCATGTTTACTTAGAGGTAACTGACAAACCAGCATTAGCTGAACACCTGTCAGCTATTGGGGCAAACTGGGTACACTCATACGATGCAAGCCATATGTCGTTAGTTATTAATAAGCTAGGGCTTGCGAGTTTCGGGGCTATACACGATAGCTTTAGTGTGCATGCCTCTGATGTTGAAGAGCTTATATACACAACAAAAAGCGAGTTCATTAAAATGTATGCAACAGATGTGTTTGCCAACATGCGAAAAGAAATCATATGGAACGATGAATTATTCAACGAGAACACACCAGAATTAGGTAAATTAATATTGGAAGATATATATAACTCAGACTTCTTCTTCTGCTGATGTACTCTAGGTGGGGTAAAAGTAAAAAATAATGTATTAAAATACTTATTAATACTATATAAATCAAAGACTTATATCAATAAATAAAAATGCGAGGTAACATGGAAACAAGTTTTGCAAAAGACCTTGAACGAGGTCAAAGAATAGAAAAAGAAATATTAGTATGGGTTAAAAAGAAATACGATGACGCTTACTTAGTTGAAGGATACTGTAAAGAATGGGATATACATATACCCTGCGATGACAAAGGAGTTGAAGTTAAATACGATCCAATGTCACAACAAACAGGAAACCTTGTGGTTGAGATAGAATACAACGACAAACCGTCCGCCCTCTCAACTACTAAAGCTTATCGATGGGTATTTCATACAGGAAAAGAAGTAATAGTAACAACACCAGGAATTCTATTTGAGGTCATAGCAAAGAACAACTTGCACCCTGCTAGATTTAAAGGACCCGGTGATCCGTACTACAAACGAGCGTATCTAATCAAGAAACATTTAATAATAGATACTGCATTACACGTGAGGAAAATACAATGACACTACAAGAAAAAGCTATTGCTGCAAGCAATAAAAGAAGTGAGTTAGCTGCTGACTGTAATACAAAATGGATGCCATTAACATCAGATGATGATGAAGAATTGCTTCCTTATGAACCAAACAAAAATGAAATTAAAGTAAAATGGAATGAAAACAGACCATCAGATGAACCAGATAAAATTAACCCAGCACACTATCAACAAGGTAAAATAGAGGTTATAGATTTTATACTAGACCAGAAGATGGATTATCTAACAGCAACTATAATAAAATATACATCTCGCTGGAGATTTAAAGACGGGGTGTGTGATTTAAAGAAAGCTAGATGGTTCCTAGATAAACTCATAGAACAAGAAGAAAAATAATTTGTTCCACCCCCTATAGGGAAACAAATTTAAAAGTTGTTAAGCGTGGTAGTAAAAACAACTTCATTAAAGATGCGCCAGACACTCTCATACTACCACACCTCCATGAGATTTGTCTGGCACTTTTATTTAAGACAGCGCAAGCGCTGTCTGTAAGGAACAAGTCATCTACCTTGGTAGATACTTAAGGCGATGAGAAACCCTCATCATTTATAACTAGTAATAAGGAAACCTTATGATACTAACTAATGTAAAAGTAAAATGGGCTAGAGTTGGAAGCAACCCTGCCAACAAGTATGCTTCTGAAGATACAGAATGGACAGTAGACTGTCATGTAACTGCAGAGCAATCTAAAGAATGGGTAGCCAGAGGATTGGCACAGAAAGAACGCTTCGATCCTGAAGATGGCACACCATTTGTAAAAATAAAACGCAACACACACTTCAATAAAAAGAATCCTATAACAGGGACAATGGAAAAGATGGAAATCTCTGCACCATTTGTTAAAGATAAATACGGTGACAACCTAGGCGACACAGCCATAGGCAATGGTTCATTATGCAACGTACAATACATGGAAAGACCATGGGAGTACGCTGGAAAAAGTGGCATCGCTGCTACACTCGTAGGTGTACAGGTCATGGAACTAGTAGAGTATGAAGGTGGAGCTGGTGGAGATGAGTTTACTTATCTTGAAAGACCAACTGCTGAAATTACTGAAACTGACGATTCGGATGAAAATATTCCGTTCTAAGTTTTTACGTCCTGAGCACGACCTAAAAAGGCTCACTTAACATGGAGGAATAATGGTAAACCCTAATAATAATAAACACTTTAACGATGAAGCACTAAGGATTAATCGTACATTAAAAAAAGAAAACGATTCTCTTAAAGAAACAATAGTGCAAATGAAAGCAGCTCTTAAAGCGTTAGGAGTTAGCTATGAGGAGGACAATGATGGCATTAAGACAGTATCAAAAAGACACTCTTAATAATATCATTCGGTCTCAAAGAAAAGGAAACAAAAACATACTACTACAAGCAGCTACTGGCTCTGGCAAAACTGTCATGGCTTCTGCGTTTGTTAATCACTCAATAAAAAAAAACCAAAAGGTTTTATTTCTTGCACACAGGCGTGAGTTAATAACTCAATGTTCTAGTAAGCTTACTGATGAAGGCGTAAGACACGGAATCATTATGGCTGGAGAGCGTTCAGAGTTCTGGCATAACACTCAAGTAGCTTCTATAGATACACTAAGGTCACGGTCAATAACAAATAAGAAAGAAGCTCTGCCAAAAGCAGACTTAATAATTATTGACGAGGCTCACAGATGCTTAAGCAATACTTACTTAAAGATTATTAGAATGTATGGTCAAAGTCAAGTCTTAGGATTGACTGCTACACCTATACGTTCTGATGGTAGAGGTCTTGGTCATATCTTTTCAGATATGGTTCAAGCTCCATCAATTGGTAAACTAATACAAGAAGGACACTTAGTTAGCTGCGAGTATTACGCACCAACTATTCCAGACCTTAATGGTATTCAAACATCTATGGGAGATTACAACTCCGTACAATTAGCAAACAGGATGGATCATCCCAAGCTAATAGGAGACATAGTATCCTCATGGAATAAGATAGCAAACAATAAAAAGACTATTGTATTTGCTTCTTCAGTAGCTCACAGCAAGAACCTTGCAGAATCTTTTATAGATATGGGGATTAAAGCTGCCCATATAGACGGCTCTACAGATCATGCTGAAAGAGAACGAGTCCTAGACGAATTCAACAATGGCAATATGAAAATAATTTGTAATTGCATGGTGTTGACTGAAGGATTTGACTGCCCCCCAGCTGAAGTTTGTGTGCTTGCTCGACCAACTAAATCGTTAGGCATGTATATTCAAATGGTTGGCAGAGTTCTTAGACCTTATGAGGGTAAAGAGAAAGCTACTATCATAGACCATTCTGGTGCTGTATACACGCACGGATTTGTAGAAGATGATATTGAATGGGTTCTTGATCCTAAGAAACCAATGACAATTAAAGAAAGAAAGCTGGCGAAACCTAAAGAGGAGGCTCAAATAATATGTGAGGGCTGCTTCTCTATGTTCTCTGGTTCAAACATATGCAGCAAGTGTGGGCATGTGCAATTAAAGAAATCAAAATATGTAGCTGTACTTGATAAAGAGCTTGGCTTTGTTGATAAACAAACTAAGACTGTCAAGAAGAAACTAAGCTATGCTCCAGAGTTTAGAAAGGAATTTTATAGTATGCTATTAGGATACTGTAAGATACACAACTATAAACCGGGATGGGCTTATCATACTTACAAAGCAAGATTCAATAACTTTCCAGAGTTTGGAAACATTGAAGCAATTAAACCAAGTAGTGAGTGTACAAGTTACATTAGACACTTACAAATAAAGAAAAGAAAAAGTAAATATAATAAATAAAAGGAATAACATGGATAATAAATTAGATGTAACAGGTAAATGGTACGGTGTGCTGTCCTCATTAGGGATAGATAGACAATACCTACAGAATAAACATGGTCCTTGTCCAATATGTATGGAAGGGACAGACAGATTTAGGTTTGATGATAAAGATGGTCGTGGCACATACTACTGTAACTCTTGTGGTGCTGGCGATGGGTTCGAACTATTACAGAAAGTACACGGCTGGAGTTTTACAGATTGTTTAGATGCTATAAGACCTATTATAGATCACACGACATTTCAACCAGCTAAACCAAAGAAAGACCCGACACCTGCACTACGCAAAGTAGCCAAGATGTCGACACAAGTAAAACACAATGGTGATATAGATAACTATCTAACCCTGCGTGGATTGTCTGAATACCCAGAGACACTTAAAGAAGCTCAACTATATACATGGGAACATGGTGCTAAGCTTGGACCATTCCCTACCATGATGGGTTTAATACAAGATGCAAAAGGTGTTGGGGTATCATGGCACTTAACATATACACAAAACGGTAGGAAACTTAAAGGCTGCACATCAAGAAAGATAATGCCACCTAAAGGTACAATTACTGGTGCTGCAATTAGACTTCACGAACACGAAGGCACTATATGCTTAGCCGAAGGTATAGAAACAGCACTAGCTGCGAGTCAAATCTCTAAGCTACCTGCCTTTTCTGTAATGAATGCACACTGCATGGCAACTTTTGAACCACCCGTTGACATAGAATGTGTTAAGATATACGCTGACAATGATAAATCATATGTCGGTCAGAAGTCTGCTTACCAACTGGCTGAGAGGCTAGCTGCCAAAAGCATAGATGTAGAAGTACTGATATCACCCACTCCCGGAGAGGATTGGCTTGATGAATTTAATAAACTTAAACTAAAGGAAATGTTCAATGAAAATAATTAAAGATAAAGACCTACCGCAAGGGTCACAAGAATGGTTAGATGTACGTAGTAAATGTGGTATGGCATCAGAAGTTGGTGCATTACTAGGTGGTTCTAAATGGGAACCAAAAACACCTCTAGCTTTATGGAATATAAAGAATGGCATAGTAAAAATAGAAACAAACTTTGCCATGGAACACGGAAACAAATACGAAGATGAAGCTCGCAACATGTTCGAAGATGACATGGGAGCAAAATATCCACCTGTTGTTGTTATCAATGAGTTTGATGGTGTGCCTATCGGTGCATCATTAGATGGCTATAGAGAAACAGACAACACCATATTAGAAATCAAATGTCCTCTCAAAGGAACTGGTTCTGATCTATGGAAAGAAGTTGCTGCAACTGCATTGTTACCTGAACAATACTGGTTACAATGTCAACAACAATTGCTAGTTACAAACGCAAGCAAGCTGTACTTCTGGGTATATGATGTTAAGAATACATCTGGATTACTACAAGTTGTAGTGCCACACCTGAAGACACAATCTAAAATAATAAATGCTTGGACTAAATACTTTTCAGTAGACAAACCAGAGGCAACAGCTGAGGATTTAATACAAACAGAAGATGCCCAATGGCTTAAGAAAGCTAAAGAGTGGAGAGAAATTCATGCTGCACTTCAAGCCATCAAAGAAACAGAAGATACTGTCCGCAAAGAACTCATTGAGTTATCTAAAGGTCAGTCTTTTATTGGTGGAGGCATTCAATTAAAGCACGGAACCTCTAAAGGTAGAGTAAACTACAAGGCAATTCCTGAATTAAAAGGTGTAAACTTGGAAGATTACAGAGGTGACGACATAACTAAACACTACTTGAAAATGCTATGAACTCTACTATCGGATTAATATTTGATATAAATCCAGTACCCGCCTCAAGACCTAGAGTCACGAGGTGGGGTACATTTTATGGTAAAAAATATAAACAATTCAAATTAGAGATGGGACTATTACTTATAGATTCAGACAAAACTAACTCTGTTAATCCTACAAAATGGCTTGAGGGTTTGATATCTGCTGATATGACATTCTTTGTGCCTATCCCTAAGTCATGGTCTAAGAAAAAGAAATCGTCCAAAAATGGACAGTTCTGTGACAATAATGCTGATCTTGATAATTATGAGAAAGCAATCTTAGATTCTTTAAGTGGTATATTCTTTTACGATGATAGACAAATAGTAAAACAAAAGTCTCAGAAAATCTGGGCAGACAAAGGTAGTATTAAAATTATATTAAAGGAAATTAAAGATGATAATTGAAGATATATATATAGTATTGTGGGCTATATTAGCAGGAGGAATATACTATTCCTTCAAAAAACATGGCGAAAATCAATACAATGAAGGAATGTCAGACGCAATATGCATGCACCATACTGGAGAATTACAGTATAGAATTGTAAAAAGCAAAAATGGCGAGGACAAAGTACAAATAAAAATAAAAGGAGGATAAGTAATAATGAATAAGTTACCTAATGATTATCAAAACTTTATAGCATTAAGCAGGTACGCCAGATGGCTACCAGAAAAGAACAGAAGAGAAACATGGGAAGAAACTGTAGCTAGATACTTTAACTTCATGGAAGAGCATCTAAAGAACAATACAAATCAAGAGCTAGTCCCAAAAACTAGGAAGATACTTGAAGAAGCAGTGCTTAAACTAGAGATTATGCCTAGTATGAGAGCACTAATGACTGCTGGTCCAGCTCTAGCCAAAAATCATATAGCTGGATACAACTGTGCATACTTAAGTGTTGACCACCCTAAAGCATTTGACGAATGTCTTTATGTTTTAATGCACGGTACTGGTGTAGGCTTTAGTGTTGAACGCCAACACATTAATAAATTGCCTGAAGTACCAGAAGAATTAATAGATGTAGATGATGTCATCGTAGTACAAGATAGTAAAGAAGGATGGCAGTCTGCATTCCGTAAACTAATTACTTATCTTTATGATGGCGAGAGTCCTAAGTGGGACTTTTCTAGAGTAAGATCAAAGGGTTCAAGGTTACAAACATTTGGCGGTAGAGCCAGTGGACCTGAGCCTTTAGTAGATTTGTTTCATTTCTCTACTAACATTTTCAAAGAAGCTGCAGGCAGAAGACTAACCAGTTATGAATGTCATCGTATGATGTGCAAGATAGCAGAGGTTGTTGTTGTCGGTGGTGTTAGACGTAGTGCCTTGATTTCACTCAGTAATTTGACAGATGAACGCATGAGAAATGCTAAGTCTGGTCAGTGGTGGACAGATACACCAGAGATGGCACTCAGTAATAACAGCGTATGCTATACAGAAAAGCCTGACATGAGTATCTTTATGAAAGAATGGTTAGCTCTTTACGAATCTAAATCTGGAGAGCGTGGCATTTTTAATAGAGAAGCTGCAGTACAGCAGGTTAAATCTATAGGCAGACGTGATCCCGAACATGACTTTGGTTGCAACCCTTGCAGCGAAATCATATTAAGGGACGGTCAGTTCTGTAACCTTACAGAGGTTGTTGTTAGAGCTGAAGATACACAGAAAGATATATTACGCAAGGTTAGATTGGCTACCATACTTGGTACGTTCCAAGCCTCCCTTACTAATATCAAAAGACTACGACCTAAATGGGTCAGAAATACAGAAGAAGAAGCATTACTAGGTGTGTCTTTAACTGGCATCATGGACAACTCGTTTATGAATGGCACTAAAGATAGAGGATACTATGGCAAGAAAAGTCTGCCTGATTTCCTTAATACACTTAGAAAAGAAACTGTAGAAACAAACAAGCACTGGTCGGAATTACTTGGGATCAGTCAGGCTACTGCAACTACTGCTATTAAACCTAGCGGTACAGTTAGCCAACTAGTAGACTCAGCGTCAGGTATCCACACCAGACACAATGACTACTACTTCCGTAGGGTTAGAGCAGACTCAAAAGATCCGATTGCTCAGCTTATGGAAGACCAAGGTATACCATGTGAAGCAGACGTAATGAAACCAAACAGCGTCAAAGTCTTTACATTTCCTATGAAAGCACCCGAAGGTGCGGTGCTAAGGAATGATAGAAATGCTATTGAACAACTTGAGTTGTGGCTCACATATCAAAGGTATTACTGCGAACATAAACCTAGTGTTACTATTTCCGTCAAGGAACATGAATGGATGGAAGTAGGTGCGTGGGTATACAAACACTTTGACGAGGTGTCAGGTGTTAGTTTCCTACCGCATTCAGACCACACGTACCAGCAAGCTCCGTATGAAGACTGCACAAAAGCAGAGTACAATAAGCTTGCCAAGACAATGCCTAAGTCTGTTGACTGGGACTTGATTAGTAAGTACGAACTGGAAGATACAACAGTAGGTAATAAAACACTAGCCTGTACAGGTAGTGTATGCGAGTTAGTTGACCTAGTGGAAGAAGATAACGACCAAGAGTGAGAGTAAGCTTAATGCGTAAGCTCTGGAAAGCAGGAGATGTTATGTCAAATGTACTTAAGATTAGATGTACAATATGTGAAGAAGTAAAAGATGAAGAAAATTTTCATAATGAAGTACGAACTTCTCTTGGCAAAAGGAAAACATGTAAATCTTGTACTAACGAAGCCTCCAGACAATGGCGTTTAAACCATCCCGGATGGCATCTCAAGAAATATAATATAACTCTTGAAGATTTTGACAACATGTTAAAAGAACAAGGGGGCACTTGCGCAAATGAAGCTTGCAACTACGGACTGGATGACGATCATAAACTTTATGTTGACCACTGCCATGAAACAAACACGGTAAGAGGATTGTTGTGCCACTGGTGCAATACAGCAGAAGGTCTTTTGAAAAGCGATCCTGAAGTAGCTCAAGGTCTTATAGACTACATGAAGAAACACAATCTTAAAACAAAATGAAAGGAGTTAATATGTTAGAAAAAATAAAGAACGGTGCTGATGCTGCGATAGATGTAGGCATCAAACTAATCAGCTTGTCAATTGTATTGCAAGTTATCTTTGGTCAGAAGGTAGCCTTCTTAACTGGAGATGTAATTGGTTCTATACTTAATATAGTATGGACATTAGGTAACGCTGGACTAGCAGGAATTATTGCTGCTGGAATCATCTGGAAGTTACTTGACAAGGATATAACGAGTGAGTTATCTAAGTAAGGAGAACCTATGACTTGGAGAATCGATCCAAAAACCTTGAAAGAAAAAGCTAGTGAGAATAAAAGCATTAGCATCTTTGTTGGCATTGTAATAGTAGCAATACTAGCACGATGGCTCGGAGCGTAAGCCCCAAGGAAAAACAAAAAGAACCCGGTGGTCTTGTCCGTAAAGATAAGACTGCCGAACTTTACAGAAAATTAAATAAAAAACCCAGACCACTTTGGAAAAGTGACTGGAATAAATAAAGGAAATTATAATGACTGAAGAACAGCATAACAAAGCATACTCGTTAGTCGACATGACTAACACATGTATACACGTACTAGAGCAAGAGACTGTATCAGATGAGATTAAATCTGCAGCAGAAGATGCTCTTAGAAGTTTAATTAAAAGCATGGCTATCTTAGGATACAACATGGTGTCAGGAGATTCGCATGCAAACCATGGTTAAAGCAACCTTTACCATCATAGATGATGACGACAAGGCAAAGAGAACTGAAGTAATTGAAATGGTATACCCTATGGATGAGGACAGAAACTTTCTAAAATCATTAATGGAATACTTAGAAGACGACAGTGAAGAATCAAAAGCTTCAGCCATACTAACAGCAGGACATTGATATGGCAGAGGAAAATAAAAGAAGTTATAACATCCTATCTATGGAAGGAATAACAGACCAAGATTATGTAAATGATTTTGGAGCACCACAAGAATTAGCTTACACTAAAGGAATAAACAAGTGGCTAATAGAAGACACTTATAAAAAGAATATAGACGCAGAGTATAGAAAAGCAATTAAGCAAGGAAGAACAGAAGAAGAAGCAAACAAGTTTGCAAAAGAGGTGGCTGAGAAAGGACGCAAAGACGCTTGGAGAGCTCTTAGTAAAGCACAAAAAGCTAGAGGATATTAAATAAAAAACCCCCCAACAGGTTCCATTACGGATTCTGTTGGGGGGTTTTTTTTATTTACCAGACCTCCAAGTCATAGCGTCTAAATCAGCATTGCCTTTATAGTTTTTAATCTGATTGTCAAGATTATCAGTAGAATAAAAGAACTGTTTGTAGTGTTGCTTATTTCTAGCAAACTGTTTCTTAGCAGTAAACAAAGCGCCCTCACCTCTAAAGTATTTATTAAAATACCATTGAGTACCTCTTACTTTCTTACCTCTTACTGTTTTATCAGGAGTCTTCCAATCAAAAGATTGAGCCTCACGAATTAATCTACCATTAGAAGTCTCTGCCTTGTTAAACTTAGGGTCCCATGTAGAAGGTCCATCATCGACCATAGTTTCTGCTTTAGCTTCTGGCTTGAGCTTTCTTCTATAACGATGATGACTCTGAAGTTTTTCCCAAACCTCATCTGTCATAGTTCCTTGACCTCTTTTAAAGATAGGATCACGCTTGTAGTTTTCATCCTTTATTTTTTGACCATTAGAATCTAACTCAAATGTTAATGCAGTATAAAGAGCATGCATATGACTCCACTCTGGGTCAGTATTCATATCTCTGAATACATCATTCAACATGTCAGCATATTCTTCAGCCTCTTTAGGCGTAACTAACAAGCCATCAAAGATATGTAAAGCAGTATTAACTTCTTTGTTTCTGGCAAGCTTAGTCTCGTGCATCTTAAAGATAGCTCTTTGCATGTTAGTATTGTCATTAGCATGAGTCAACATTACTGCCATCTGTGTTGCAGCCTTAAAGATTCTTATAGAATTACCAACACCTGACAGGTCTTCTATATCTCTGCCAGCTTCGGTATCCCATTTCTTTTTCATGTGCTGCACTTGGATAGTCGATGCCGTCTTACCGTCAGGAAGTGTCCACGTTTGCTGTCTTTTGTCTCCGGGTTCTTTACTTATCCAAAACTGTGTGTCACCGATTGGAATCAAATGACCATCCATTGTAGGTATAAATAATTCAAAGCCTTGATTCACTGCTTCAGCACCCATTGCAGATAAAGCATTAGCAAATGTTTTGATCTGTCCAAAGTTAGTGTTAACAGCTTCCGCCATCATTACACCAAGAGGTTCAATGAAATCTCTATCAATATCTATACCAGCATCAGTTAATTTTTGCTGGAATTGAGCTCCATTCTGTCTCATAACTCCATCTACATAAGACCTAACCTCTTCAATATGTCTAGCATCACCAGCACCATAAGCAAAAATCATCACAGGTTTCTTAGTAAATGCCCTTCCAAAAGTACTCTCACCAAACATATCCAAAGCTAAAGAAAACTTTTCAAGTCCACCATTATCTTGTGCGTCTTGCATTATAACTTTAAACTTCTTGCTCGTACCTTCCCTTAACATACCCGGGAAAGTAACCAAGTCTCCAGACTCATTTACTCCAGCTCTAATGTTAGCAAAGTCTTTTACTAAAGAAGTGTTTACACTATTGTAAGCATCAAGATATGCAGTTAAAGCACCCGGCTCTAAATCATATTTCTTTTCAAGCTCACGAACCTTCTCAGGATCATTCTGAATTTTTTCAAACTCATCATAATGTTTATTCCATAAAGCATAATCTTCTTCACCAAATATAAGAGCACGACTTCCTGAAATTAAATCACCCGATTGTGCAGAAGCATGAGCAAGACCATTTGTTTTGCCGTCAATCTCTGTAAAGAAATTAGAAGTATAAGTAGGATTGTTTCCACTCATATGCTTCTTAAGTTTAATGCCCTCAAGTATTGCAGCAACTGAAGCAAACCCTTCCTCCTTTCCAGCTATTTTAAGTATGCCTTTAAGGTCTTGAGTAGCATCTAACTGCATCCACTTATCAATAGCTGCATCATATTCTAACGCTGCTTCAATAGGGTTCTTCATATCCATACCAAAGCGTTTCATAATGCCAGCTTTAATTTGAATAACATCTTTTTTCTTTTTAAGATTGTAATTAACAGGAACACCAGCAGCAATTAAAGACCTAGCAAACTTATTATGTTGATAGTTACCAACTGTTTGATCTACGTTAAGCCTCCAGTTCTTTCCATACTTATAAGTATAATAAAAAATCTTATTAAGATTCGTTGTAGCAAACTCAATTGTATTTATAAACTGTTGGTCTTTAACTTTGTCACTAAAGTCCATATGTTGTGCAGCTTCTTCAGTACTTCTACCATTATCTTTGGTATAAGTTTTTTCTTTTGCTCCTTCTATATTTAAATGAGGAGAATCTTTATGATAAAACCTTCCCTGTCTATCAGTTAAATAAACAAACCCCGGTCTACTTTGAAAGCTACCCTTGTTTCCATAGCCATTACCTTTTGTATTAAAGAAATTAGCACCATCTAATTCATTTAAAATAGTAGATGGTTCTGCACCCTGTGTCATTGCTTCTCGTTCTAACTCGTTTTGGTATTGAGTATATAACTTATCCCAAAACTCTTGCGACACACCATGAACAGCAACAGGTGTATTATCAGCCTGCTGTTTATGCATGGCTGCGATAGTTGTATCACCAAAAGGAATTGTCTCCTCTGTGTCATTGATACGTGTACCAATTAACTTTTCAATAGCTGTCTTATCTGTAAGTAAAGTACCGTACCTAACATTTCTTTGTGACTTAGGCATAACAACTTCAAACAAACCTTTCATATCTTGAGCTAAAGCAAGCCCACCTTTTGTTAAAGTGTATCCTATTAATGTTACTGGAACACCTTCCTTAACAGTAGGTACTTCTTCCTTTCTAAATAGCTGGTCTTTTTTAGTTTGATTTTTATCAAAAGTTTTAAACACTATGTCCATTGCTATAGCACCCATAGCTTCTTGCTGTTCAGAAGTAGTCTTCTCAAAACCCATGTTGTTTAAAATAGTTCTACCTATTTGTTTTTGATCAGCAGCACCAGACATTAATGTTGCATCGTATCTTTTTATAGCAGCCTCAGTAGCCTCATTTTCTAACGAGCCTTCAGCTTCAGGGTCTTGCTTCTTTCCCTCATATCTATATACATTTTGAAGAGCATGATCAAATACTGACAACATCATTATGTCTGAAAAAGCTTGGGCAGCTGCTTCTGATTTCTCTTCTAATGCAGCATGAGTATGAATAAAAAGATTAATCATATCATTAATAGACTCACCTTTAAATTCATCGTATCTATTGCCAGTTATCTTTTCAGCAAACCTTGTAGCAGCCATAGGAGAACGATTAATACTTGCAGCATGTACGCTTCTCACAAAAGAGCTCAATGTTTTTTGAGTCTTTGCTGCCATTTCTGCTGCACGAATTACTGTTTCATCCTCTTGAGGAAAATTAGTGTTAGCTATTAAAGATTCAGTAGTGTCTAAATTACCAGCTTGATTCCAAGCTTCAATAGCATCAGCTTCTGAAACACCTTGTGCCATTTCCTTTTTAATATAATCCTTCATGTTGCCTCTATACTTCTGAGCAACAGGATTGTCTTTAATCTTTGTGCCTATACCTGTAACCTGTGAAACAAATTTAGGTTGCACCCATGGCGTCCATGTTTTATAGTTTTGATTGTTGTTATCTTTAAGGTTGTCACCATTAGCATCGTATGCGTAATACTTTTCATTACTCATAGAGCCGGTAGACAAACCTAAAAATCTACCAAAAGCTTCATAAAGCCTAGGGTCAGAAGCAACTTGCTCAGGGTCAACGCCTGCTTGTCTAGCAAACTCTTCAAGCAATCTTGCTTCTTCATCGTAACTCAAGTCAGGGTCTTGCCCCATATTAGAATTATCAAACCTAGGATTAGCCAACATAGCGTCAGCATAAGTTTGCGATTGACCAATAGCAGCAGCATCCGACTTAGCTAATGTAGCATCGCCCTCTGTTCTAGCTTGTCCTTGATTATATACTGATGGTGTTTTTCTACCAGTGCCAGCCATAGAACTTAAAGCTGCTACACTTGTATCATATGCAGCATCAACCGCTTTGTAATTTTCATCCAGTTGAGCTCTTGTATCTGCAACAGACTGACCTGTTTCTTTTTTACCTTTTGGTTTTTGTGAAACAGGATCAACTTGTAATGCAGCAGTCCCTTCTAAAATACTTTTTAGAATTGGATTGTTTGATGCATCAACAAGACTTCTTCCACCCATTTGATTAGTGGTTTGTAGATTTAGAGCCATGCGGTCTCTCCTATATTATAAAAGTGGTACTGATCTTTTAAGAGCTTCATTTATATTTATATCTCCCCTTCCTAAATTGTAATCTTTCCAGTATTTATTCTTACCTAAGAAAGGTATTTCTTTTGAAAGATACATGTTTCTTCTATTTAAATCACCATCAAGCTGTGACATAAAAATCTTAGCCAACTGTTCACCATGTGCATAGGTTGGACCAAGAAATTCTTTAAGTGCATGTCCACTCTTACGAGCTCCATAATCAAATGTAGATTCCCAAGGCTTCCTACTGTCATCATATATAGGACTAACAGCAGATAGAATTTTCTCAGGAGTTCCAAGAAGACCTGAAGAAGCAACGCCTCTTTGTACAAATCCTTTCTCAGAAAGCCAGCCCGGTCTTCCTCCATATCTCCACTCATCTTTCATTGCTTGACTAAGAAAACCTAGAACAATCATGGCAGATGCAATTGCAACAGCACTGTATTTAGCTGTCGGGTCTTGACCTTTAACTCTCTTCCATATCCTAGGAAGAATTGATGCAGTAAAGACAGACATAAAACCATTATACTGTGTAAACAATCGGTAGTATGGATTAGAATAAAACAAAGGTCTGTTCATTGCATCTGGATGAGCAATAGCATTATCTACCCAAGTCATTCTAGCAATGTCCATGTCCTCTATAAAGGTTGGGTCCATCTGTAATATTCTATCATAAAGAGTTTGCGTATCATGACCTTCATTTAAAGTCATCCTTGCAGCATCAACCAAAGGCTTAAACCTGTTAGCAACTACATCAGGATCAATATTAAGTTCCCTCATTCTTTCAAAGGCATCATGAAACAAACCTGTGTTTCTATTCTCATGTCCCGGTGGGAACATTGCAATTATTTCTAAGTCTCCAAAGATAGCATCATTAGCTATAGCTAAACGTGCAACCCTAGTAGTATCAGTGTATATCTTTAAAAGGTTTGCTCTAAAGAATGTGCTCATTGCAAACTCTTTTATCTTAGAAGCTTTGTACACTCCTTCATCAATACCTACTTGTCCAATAGCACCGTGAGTTGATGTACCAAAACCATACCTATAAAAGTCTGCTAGATTCCTGGTGTATTGTTCTCTTGTCATACCAACCGTAGGGTTAATATAAGAGTAGCCATGCTTGCCTTCTGTAACATACTTTCGAGCAAAGTCATTAACACCCATTTGAAAAAGCTCCATAAGCTTTTTATCTCTTGTAGCGCCCATTAAAACAATCGCTGCTTCTGGCAGAGAAGCTAGAGCTGACAAGTCTAAGTGAGAAAAAGTATTGAAAAAAGTTATATGTCCAATCATTCTCTCAGCTCTCTTGCTGCTCATTCTTCTATAGTCACCACGAGATGCAGCAATACTATCTGTAAAATGTGTTAGCATTCTTGGGTCCCAAGCATCTCCCATCTCATCTTTAAGCATCAACATTAATTTTTTAAATCGCTCTCCATCTCTACCAAGATATCGTCTATCAACAGCATAGTTAACCTGCTCTTGAATATTTTCTCTTAGTCTTTGAAACGGATCGTTCTCTAAGAATTTAGAATCTTCGCCAAATATTTTATAAAGTTGATCCTTAGATTGTTTAAGAGATCGTGATGGAAAGTTTAAGAAGCCAAGCTCTCGCAATGTAGCCTTGTCATAATGCATAGGTCCACTCTCAAGATATTCAAAGAACTCTTCTGCCTCTGTTTGTGACCAACCAGAATTAGTAAGCCTCTCAATAAAACCATCTTTGTCTTTTACTACTTCAGCTAACTTAAGCTTTGCACTGTCTTGAAACCAAAAAGGTTTTCTTTGTACTTCAGCTGTGTCACCAAGAAGTTTATTAATCTCTGTAAGTATATTGTCTGTAATACCTTTATTGCTTCCTTCAATTTGCCCACCAATTTTTTCAACCATTGCATCTAGTTGGTCAGCTATTTGATGATATTCTGGATTGGTTGGCTTACCTTCTCGTTTAGCTTTAAGATAATCTATAAATATTTTTGTAGCTTCTGCATCTGTCTTGCCACCTATACCAACACCAAGCAAAGTATTTAAATCTGCTTTAAATTCTGCAACTTCAAACAATAACTTTTGTTGTAACAATCTTTTTGTATTACCAAGATCAGTACCCTGCATCCATGCGTTCTTACCCATGCCTGCTATTGTTTGTATAATAGCAAAAAGCTCTAAGCCTTTTGTGTTTCCAGTCTTCTCCAGCTCTTTAACAACTCTGTTCTCCCAAAATGAACCTACCTTTTGAGTAAACTTCTTAGGAAATTCTTTAAGGTTTTGCCAAAGCGTTTTCTCTCCACCTCTAGTCTTAGATAAGTCTTGTTGATGACCTGTCTTATACTCCTCATCATACTCTGCTTTCCAATCTCTACCAGCACCTTCAAAGCTGTATACTGGTTCAGCATCTGGGTCTCCTTCTTCCTTAACAATAGGGTTTCCATCTTCATCAAGAATAACTGAAACCTTTTCCTCGTCTTTAGATTGCAACATATCATCTGCTCTATCTAAAACATTTCCACCAAACCAATTCTTATTCTTTTCAGCAGGGCTTACGTCTCTTTTTAATCTGTTAAACCCAGCAATCTCACCATAAGTAGTTGTTGTTCCAGCAATACCTCCACCCAAAACAAAGCCTCCAGCAGTTGCGTTAATCGCAATGCGTTGCCATTCGTCCATATCAAGGTCAGGTCTTATACTACTGTCAGTTCCAAAGTGTCCAGCAAAATAACCTGCAGACTCTTGAAGAAATTCTGTTCCTCCTTCTACGCCCATACCTTTAGCAGTTCTTTTTCCTACAGACTTAGCTAATAATGTTTTGTTTAATTGCATGTCTGCCATTGATGCTATATCTTTTAAAGCTAATGCCTTAAGATTACCCATCTTGTCAGTAATGATTTTTGTGGCTGCGTCTTCTGGTATGCCTTCTTTCTTTGCATACTCTTTAGCTATCATTCTTATACCGTCTTTTCTAAGAGCTGTTGATGCACCCATAATACCTTTAAGACCTAGCATATCTAATGCAGCCATAACAATACCAGCTGAAAGAGCAAGACCTGCATTCTTTTGATCCATGCCACCTTGCATATTACCGTAAGCTTCACCCGCATATACCCAAACAGCAGGAGCAAAAGCCATAGTCATACCAACACCAAATGCACCGGGTCCTAATATTGGAGAAGTCGCAGCTATCACACCACCAACTGCTCTAGTTCCTATTAGTCCAAGCATGTATGGCAAAGCAACTCCAGAAATACCAGCAACCCAACTACCAAAACTCTTTGCGTCAGTTACATCCATCAAGTCGTTACTAAAAATAGGTCGCTTAGAATTGTCATAGTCAGCTTCTCGAGAGCGCACCATACCCCATTCATACATGTCTTCATTATCTAACATGTCACCAAACATAGCTACAGCTTCTGTTGCAGACTGCTTAATAGAACCCCATCCAACTGCCCAGCCAGTTCTAAAATTACTATTGGCAATATTGTCTAAGTCTCTATCTTCATGTCTATACTGTACATCATGCTGATAAAGAGGGCTGTAACTTTTTCCAAAGTAAGCATTGTATTCAGCTAGTTCTGCTTCATCAGTAGCCATTTCTTTAAAGCCACCCATGGTTTCATTCATGTATGTTGTCTGCTCGTCTCTAGCTTGTTGCCAGATGTCGTCTTTCTCGCCCTCAACTTCAGACCTAAAAGCTCTAGCAAATACACCCATGTCAGCAAGCTCTTGTGTTGCTTCATCTTTAGGTCTAGCTAAGCCTTCATAATAAAGTTTGTCTGAAAAAGATTCGCCATACTCATCTTGTCTACCGCCTAAATCTCTGCCGTAATATCCTTTATCACCAGTACGATATGTACCAGTGTATCCAGATTCATTTGCAAGGTTAGCATATAGCTTAGTATAGAACTCGCCTCCCCAATCTCCGGGAACAAAGCCGTCCTTTTTCATATGGTCAACTTCAGGAGCGTTTAAGTTGTCATACCTTATATCTCCAGCAGAATCTCTTACAGTATCTGCATCAAGGTCAAACACCAATGGCATTTTTTCTTGTAGCATTTGCATGTAAGTTTTTTCTTCAGCCATTATAGACTCCTATTTTTTTGGTGTTACAACAATACCTTTATCTATTAAATACTTAATAGCAAAATCTGTTCTTTCCTGATTAGATTTTCCAACAAAGTCAGGGTCATACTTTGTGCCTATTTGATCTAATGCTTTAACATGTTTATTAACATACCAAATAAAACCACCAATGCCTTGTTGATTAGCTCGTTCAACCATCTCTGCATGCTCTTCAGGTTTAGACTTCTGCCAATCGTAATAATCTTTAGCCATCAAAACAAGAGTTCCACGCTCATTAAAGCCCTCAGAATAACTTTGAATTTTACTGTAAGCTCCATTAGTTGCTTCCATGCCTGCTTTAAAATTAATGTCATCAGTATTAATACCCATGCCTCTTAAATCATCAACACTTGGATTGGTATCCTTCATAGATAATGGAGAATCTTCTTCCATTCTTATTTTAATAAAGGCATCTTGCATATAATTTGCAAAAGCTGGTACGCCTTTTCCAAAATTATTACTAGGATTTGTTTTATCTGAAAACCATTTTTCAAACTGTGTATTAAATGCAACCCTTTGATCATTGTTGTTTTTTAAATCCCATACAACATTTGGCTGGAGTCTTTTAACGGTTTGCAAAGCACGGTCATATTCAAATTCAAAATTATACGGACCAATGCTTTTCTTTTGGTCGTCAGTAAGAATGCTTTCATAATGAGTACCCTGATCTTTTATCCAATCTTGATTGCCACTAGTTCTAGCTTTAACTTCTGCTTCTGCTTCCTTAGCTGCTTCAACTCCTTTTTCAACCCTAAGCTTTTCCATTTCTAAAGTAAAGTCTCTAAGCTTTCTACGATCATTTTCTATGTTCGCTCTGTTTTCTTTAGCAACAGTCTTAGCTAACTCAGCAGCTGTTGCAGCTTCCGCTGCTTCTGCAGCTTCTTCTGCTGCGTAATCATCAGCAACTACACCAAACCCTGTGTTCATAGCAGTCGTAAAGTCATCGCCAAATAACATAGCAAGCATGCCAATAGCCATAGCTTTTCTAAATCTTCTGTCTACTGATGGAGAGTCTTTAAGATTTTGTAAATAATCTTCAGCTTCTTTAATAGCTACTTCATCTGAAACTGTATCAGCCCATGTAGCAAACTCATTAAGAACTTTAATGCCTTCAGGATTTGTGTTCTTAATTTCTGTGATAGCATCTACAACAACATCTTCATCCTTTTTGCTAGTTATATCTGTAGTAGCCTCTTTTTTTACGTCCTTAGTTATTTCATTTATATCTAAATTAGCAAAAGTAGAATCAATAACTTGTCCTTTAGAATCAAATAAAGGTGTAGAGTTTTCAGCTGCAATAGTTTCTAAA